GAACGATATGACGAGGTTCATTTCCGAAAGTTAAGACAGCAGTCTATTAACCAGGGTAAAGAAGATGGATATTCACAAGAACAATTAAACAAACCATTATCTAGCCACCGTAGCTTCTTTAAAAAAGAATGGTTTAAAGACTACGAAGAAAGTGACTATGATGCAAGAAAGGTTTATTATGCGGCTTGTGACTTTGCTATTTCGACAAAACAACGCTCAGATCGAACAGTTATTGTGGTAGTTGGGTTAAATTCCCATAATATTGCAACAGTGGAACAAGTTTATAAGGGCCGCTGGGATGCTAAGGAAATATCCGAGGCATTGTTTGAGGCGGCTGAAACTTATAATATTGAACAGTTTGTTGTTGAAAGTGGTGCTATTTACCATAGTATTAAGCCATTTTTAAATGATCAAATGATCACTCGGAATTTGTTTCTTAATTTAACACCTATAGTTCCTGCGAAAGATAAAGAAACCCGTGCGAAAGCGATACAGTATAGGATTAAAGCAGGAGCAGTTAAGTTTGACAAGTCTGCTGACTGGTGGCCAGACTTGGAACAAGAAATGCTTTTGTTTCCTCGTGGGGCGCATGATGATCAAGTGGACGCGATGGCCTATATTGGCCTTATGCTTGATAAATTTAGCCCTGCTGACACTGAAGAAGAAGCTGAAGCGGAAGAATGGGCGGAATTAGAGCGTAGTGAACGTAATGCTAACAAGATAACCGGATATTAATGTGCCTAAACTAAAATTAGATGCGATTGCCTCTTCACAGAATGTTGCCTTGCTTCTCAGCGATGAAGAAGTTAAGGATATTGGTGATACTTGCTTGAAAGAATACCGTTCAGACAAGTTTTCCCGTGCTGAATGGGAAGATCGCTATGCTGAAGCCATGAAAATGGCATTGCAAGTCATGGAAGAGAAGACATTCCCATGGGCTGGCGCTTCTAATGTTAAGTTTCCATTGATTACTATTGCCGCTATGCAGTTTCATGCTAGAGCATACCCAGCTACCATTCCAAGCTCTGAAGTTGTTGGCTGTCGTGTCATTGGCGAAGATTTAGATGGTCAGAAACAAGCGCGCGCAGATCGTATTGCAGAGCACATGTCTTATCAGCGCATGGAAGAAGACACGCAATGGGAAGAGTCTCACGATAAACTACTACTTGCCATGTCAATTCTTGGCTGTGCATTTAAAAAGACCTATTACGATAGCATTAAAGAAGTCCAAGTGTCAGAATTGGTTCTACCTAAAGACTTAGTTGTTGACTATTACGCAAAATCATTAGATACAGCATCACGCATTACACATGTTCTTTATATGTCGCCCAATACTTTGTGGGAACGACAAAAATCTGGCATGTATTTAGAGACATCAGAACGACGCGAAACGCCAGAGCAATCAGGTCCGATAGAAAGTGTCACCAATGATGTTTCAGGCCTTAAACAGCCTGCTACTGACCCTGATACGCCTTATAAGATACTTGAGCAGCACAGATTCTTAGATTTAGACCAAGATGGTTATGCAGAGCCGTATATTGTTGTGTTTAGAGAAGATACTGGCGAAGTATTACGGATTGTCGCTCGGTTTTATAAAGAAAATATTCGCTATGACCAAGACATTCAACTTCAAAAGATTATTCCTGAGAGCTTTTTTACGAAGTTCACATTTATTCCATCCCCTGATGGTGGTTTCTATGATCTGGGTTTTGGTTTGCTTCTCGGTGGCCTTAGTGCTTCTATCGATTCCTTAATTAATCAATTGATTGATGCTGGCACGATGTCTAACACTGCTGGCGGATTCTTAGGCAAAGGCGTAAAAATTCGTGGTGGTGATTATTCGTTCCGTCCTAATGAATGGAAGCGCACCGATAGCACAGGTGACGACTTGTCTAAAAATATTTTTCCATTGCCTGTTAGAGAGCCAAACCAAGCATTGTTACAGTTGTTGACTTTGCTTATTGACTTTGGAACGAAGATTGGTATGGCTACCGATCCAATGATTGGCGTATCTCCAGGCCAAAATACCCCAGCAGAAACATCCCGCAATACTATTGCCCAGGGTGAAAAGGTATTCAATTCAATTTATAAGCGAACATACCGTGCTATGCGCGAAGAATTCAGAAAGTGTTATCGACTGAATTACTTTTACCCTCCATTGAGCGGTAAGTATGAATATGGAACAAGTAATGGCAAAGGTGGCGTGGCTTACGTTCAAGATTATTATGATACTGATAAAGGCGTCGTTCCTTCTGCTGATCCATTCATTACTTCAGACGAAACCAAAGTCCAGCAGGCAATGCAATTGCGTCAAATGTCAACAACGATGCCAGGATACAATCGTTTTGCAGTTGAAAAGCGCGTTCTTAGTGCAATGAAGATTGAAGGAACGGATGAGCTATTGCCGAATCCAAAAGGACCTAATGCAGTTCCTCCTCCGCCTAATCCTAAAGTTCAACTTGAGCAAATGAAGATGCAGAACTTGGCACAGGAACGCAAGTACAAACAAATGAAAGCATTATTAGATTTACAGGAAGTAGCAAGATTGAATGACGGTAAATTGGCCAAATTGCACGCAGAGGCGGCTCATTTAATGGCACAGGCAGGTGGAGTAGAAGTGGAACAGAAGTTACAGGCAATTGAATTACAGATTCAGCACGAGAAGAATCAAAAGGATGGCATGTTGTCATTGATTGACTTAATAAAGGAAACGCAAAATGGTAACAGCAACGGAATGGGCGGCATGGCAGGAAATGGCGGAAACGAAAATTCTCCTCCAATGGATGCACAACAAAATCAAGGATAAACAACTTAACTGGGCGCAAGGAGACTATCAAGGTTATCAAGATAGAAACTTACTTGAAATTGGAAAAGTTCAAATGCTAGCAGAAATTATTGATTTGCAATTTTCAGATATTAAAGAGGACTTACGAAATGACTAATAAAAGCGGATTGATTCCTGTAGGACATCGACTTGTTATTTTGCCAGAAGTAATCGAGGAAGTAACGAAAGGCGGCATTATCATTGCTCACGAGACAACTCATAAAGAGCAAATGGCACAGATTAAAGCCAAGGTTATTGCTATTGGCAATGGTGCATGGTCTGATTGCACTACTCCAGCGTGGTGTGAAGTTGGAGACACTATTCTAATCGGTAAGTTTTCTGGCCTGTTGTATGACGGTGAAGACGGCTTGAAGTACCGTGTTATTAATGATCTGGATGTTGTTTGCAGGATGGAGAAATAATTATGGACAATGAAAATACTGAAGTTAATGATGCAGTTGACTCCGATGTTGAATCTCAAGAAAATGATTTTGAGGCTCGCGCTCGGGCTGATGGTTGGACACCTAAAGAAGATTATAAGGGTAATCCTGATCGTTGGAAAACTGCCGAAGAATTTGTTGAGTTTGGCGAAAACCTCACTCCAATCCTTAAAAAACAGCGTGATGAATACAAAAAGCAAGTTGACGAACTAAGCAATAAGTTTTCAGCACAAGAGCGCCATGTTCAGCAATTGCTTGAATACCGTACTCGACAAGAAGAAGACCGTTGGCAAGGTGAAATTACTTATCTGAAGCAGCAGTTGAAAGATGCTCGTCGGGCAGGTGAAGACGATACTGTTGACGTTATTCAAGATAAGATTGAAGAACTTAAAGCTAATAAGCCGGTTCTGGAAGCGCCTAAGAAACAAGAAGTAGACCAACGTCCATTTAATGATTGGAAAGAGGAAAATTCAGCTTGGTTTGAAAAAGATGACAAATCTACAGTTTATGCGTTAGGATATGCACATCAATTACGTGCTGCTGAGCCATCTTTAGTTGGAACAGCTTTTTTTAATAAGATCAGTACTGCTGTTAAAAAAGAGTTCCCAGAATTGTTTAGTAAGCGGGGTAGCATGGTTGAAAGTTCAAGCCCTGGCGGTAATCGTCCAGCGCCTAAAACAAGTTACGAACGGCTTCCTGCTGAAGCGAAATCCTCATGCGATGATTTTGTTCATAACAAGTTAGGCAGCAAAGAAGATTACCTTAAACTTTATAACGGGAATTGATCATGGCTATGACAGACGAACAAAAGGCAAGCCGCAGTGAGCACATGAAGTCAGTTCATGCGAAACGACGCGAGACTAAGAGCTTGCAACAGATTGAAGTCAATACATTAGTTCAGGAAGGTCTAGCAATGACACAGGAAACAGAAAGCACTAGCGGGTCTGTACGCACTGAGGGACAACGTAATAAGCGCCCTCGTCGCAATATGTTTAATGGAACACAGCAGCGCCTTGCTGTGTATGGAAATATTCCTGGCTATCATTTGCACATCTTTAATGATGAGGCTGGACGTGTTGAACAGGCTTTAGCAACTGGTTATGAGTTTGTTGAGCCGCATGAGATTGATTTGGAGACTTCTCGCAGAGTTACCGAAACAAACGGTGCGGTAGATAACAAGATTCGCCATGTTGTAGGTAAAACAGAAGGAAATAACGCTCAGTATGCTTATTTGATGAAAATCAAGAAAGAATACTTTGATGAAGACCAGAAGGCCGCACAGGACGAAATTACCGAAAAAGAAAACTACATGCTACGGAACGGCGGTTCTAATGCAGACAGTATTCGCAATACATACATTCCAAACGGACGTAAGTCTGCTTTGGAAATTCAAAGAAAATAAATTAAAGGAGCCTTAAAATGGCGAATATGATTAACAATTCGGGCCTTACTCCACTACGTGCGATTAACGGCTCGCCTTACAATGGACAAGGTAACGTCTATTACATCCCTTCAACTGATGGTAGTCAGTATGCAATTGGTGATGCAGTTTCTACTGCTGCCGGTGGTGATGCTACGGGGATCCCTCAAGTTGCAAAGGCATCTAGTGCTTCTGGTACTCCTTTGCGTGGTGTTGTTGCCGGTGTATTCGTTGTGCCTCCAACTGGCCCAACAAGTGCAGTAGGTACTACACTTCCTTTGGAATTTATCTCTGTTCCAGCAACTAAAGCTAAAAACTATTATGTTTTGATTATTGATGATCCACATGTCATTTTTGAAATTCAAGATGATGGCCTCAATGCACTGACAGCAACATCATGCAACAAAAATGCTTATTTCACAGTAGCGAATCAGACTTATCCACAGCAATTGTCTGGCACTACATTGACAACAGGTACTGTTGCAACAACAAATACATTCCCTCTGAAAATTATTGGCTTGGTGCAACGCCCTAATAATAACTTCGGTACGAGCGCACGTTGGCAGGTAATGATTAACCAACATGAGTTCCAAGGCAATACTGCCGGATATTAACATTAACTTTTCAGGAGAATTATTATGGCTGGAGTAATTACAACAGGCAATACCCCCAAGGCACTATGGCCTGGCATCTTTTCATGGTACGGTCGGGGTTATGACGAGACTAATCAAGAATGGAAAAATCTGTTTGAGATTCAAGACTCTAAACAACAATACGAAGAACTGGTAAGCGTTACCGGCTTTGGTCTGGCTCCGGTCAAGCCTGAAGGCTCTGGCGTGAACTATGACTCTGAGATTCAGGGATTTGTAACTCGCGCTGTTCACGTATCGTATGGCCTTGGCTATATCGTTACTAAAGAAGAAATCGCGGATAATCTGTATAAAGAAGTTGCAGAAACCCGTGGTCAAGCTCTTGGTTTCTCTGGTCGTCAGACTAAAGAAAACGTAGCTGCTAATATCTACAACCGTGGATTTAATAGCTCGTATCCAATGGGTGATGGTCAATCTATGTTGAACGTAGCTCACCCTAACGCATCGGGGGGTACATTCTCTAATATGTTGGCTGTTGGTGCCGATCTTTCTGAAGCATCTTTAGAAGATTTGACCATTCAGATTATGGGTGCTCAAGATGATCGTGGTTTGCTGATTAACCTGATGCCTAAGTCGTTGATTATTCCTCGTCAAGAAGTTTACAATGCCCAACGCATCTTGAAATCAACATTCCAATCAGGTACAGCTAATAACGATATTAATGCTATTAACAACATGAATATCTTCCCTGAAGGTATCAAGTTGAATCGTTATTTGACTTCACCACATGCTTTTTTTATTCGCACCAATATCCCAAGCCGCAATGGTTTGATTCACTTCAAACGTACTGCTGCTGAGTTTACTCAAGATAATGACTTCGATACAGAAAACATGAAGTATAAATATTATGAGCGTTACAGTTTTGTCTGTGGTGACGTAAGAGCAATTTTTGGGTCAAACGGGCCTTAATATTTTAATAGCATAAGTGTTATTCTAGTGATGCTTAAAACGTGTCACTAGAATTTTTAAATAGTTTTCTAAGGGTGAATATGAACAAGAAACTACGTGGTATTATGTCATCACCTGCTAAAGGAAAAGGCGGTAAAGCGTCTCAAATGATGGCAGAAATGGGTGGAGTAGTTGGACCTCAAAAGAAAGACATGAAAGCTAAACAAAAACCACCGACTAAAGCTCCGATTAAGAATATGTATTGATCGTAGCTCCGCACAAGCCTTAAATGGCGTTTTAATTAACTTGTTAGGAGCAATAAAATGGCAACACCTGTTCGATTTACCTCTGGCGTAACTCAAGACGCATCTTGGCAGCCACTCGCGTTGTCTGGCTTTCCCAATCCATTCTTTTATCATTTGTATGCAGATGATTTTGACGTATATAACACTGCTGCTTATACCGCTACACTCACGGGTACTGGCTCTGCTGCACTGACTCCTATTGATGGCGGCAATATCTTGCTGACCACTAATACATCAACTCCATTGGCTACTGACATTGCATCTTTGCAATTGAAAGCGGCAAGTTTTGCCTTTGTTCCTTCTACAAGCTCTGTAAATGGTAAGAAAACATTCTTTCTTGCTCGTGTTCAAGTAGCTAGCGCTATTAACTCAACATTCAATGTTGGCTTGATGAATACGACTGCTACGCCAGGCGCACCTACAGACGGAATCTACTTTAACAAAGCTACAGGTTCGGCAACTAACCTGCAAGTCGTTGTAATGATCGGTTCTGTACCAACGTATATCGCTATTCCTGCAACTTCATATACTCTCGCCAACAATACTCAAATTGACTTAGGTTTGGTTTATGACGGTCGTACTGGTGACATTCTTGTCTTTGTTAATAGCAATATGATTGGTTATTTGCCAGTATCAGGTACAGGTACTGTTCAGCCTAACCGTGGCCCTGTTGCTGCTCTTCGTTCTGCTACAGTAACTACTGCTTTGTTGAATCCAACTGTTGCTTTAATTTCTGGCACAACTGCATCGACAACATTGACTGCTGATCTGGTCTTAGCTGCACGGGAGCGTTAATTATGGCTGCTTCATACGATACTACGATCACTTTGGATGGTCCTAAGAACACTCGGGTACGTTTTGAGGGTGTTTTGACTTCTGCTGATATTCCGCCATTTACAATTATTGCTCAACCATCAACTTTATCTGACCTAGGGCCATTTGCAGGCGTTAAAGCAAAAGCTCTTCGTCTTGATAAGATTGATTATGCAATTGAAGATTTGCTGACTATTACTTTGTTTTGGGATGCAACTGTCCCTGTCCGCATTTGCGACCTAGCAGGACGCGGAGTCATTGATAATACTAAGTTTTTCGATTGGAATAATACCCAAGCAGCAGGATGGACGGGTAATATCACGGCATCATCAACAGGTGGTGCAGCAGGTTCTGCATTGTCATTTATGATTAACTTGGCTATGACAAAGCAATAATGGCAATCAATAATCGCACCCAGATTACAGATGCAGGGGCTGTAAATGTCGCTTTAGTAACTGGTGGCGCATTAAATGTCAACGTGGTATCCGGTGGCGGCAGTAGTGGAAATGCCGCCGCTGGATTAACTGGTTCAGTAGTTCCAACAAGTGCCGATTATCTTGGTTTTAGTATATCTGGATTATTAACAGGCGTATCTTCTTCAAATCCCTTACCTGTATCTGTATCAGGAGGAAGTTCAAACGCATCAGCAGGGACAACTGGTTCAGCAGTACCAACTTCTGCAAGCTATACGTCATGGAACTCTGTTGGGAATAATACTGGCGTATCTTTAACGACTGCGTTACCAATTCAGCCTGGAACTGGAGCATCATTTCCTGTTACTGGGACATTTTGGCAGGCTACTCAGCCCGTATCATTAACATCAACAACAATTACAGGTACAGTTGCATCGACGCAATCAGGGACATGGAACATAGGTTCTGTAGCTACACTTCCTGCATTGCCGACAGGCGCTAATACTATAGGCGCAGTAAATGTTAATGGAACTCTTCCTGTATCAGGTTCTTTTTATCAAGCAACTCAGCCCGTAAGCATTGCAAGTATGCCTAGCACTCCTGTTACAGGGACATTCTGGCAATCTACTCAACCTGTATCAATCGCTTCAATGCCAAGCACGACTGTAACGGGTACGTTTTGGCAAGTTACTCAACCTGTGTCTTTAGCTTCTACGACGATTACAGGAACAGTCGCGGCTACTCAATCAGGAACATGGAATATCGGCTCCATTACAACTTTTCCTGCATTGCCAACTGGTGCAAATACAATTGGATCAGTAAATATTGCTGCGGCTCAAACATTGGCAACTGTAACCACAGTTGGTACTGTGTCAGCAATAACTGCGGGCCCTGCAATTACAGCAGGATTTTATTCTAGGATTACTGATGGTATTTCAGTTGTAGCAGTAAAGGCCGCTAGTACTGCTGCTGTTGCTACTGACCCTGCTCAAGTAGTAGCAATTAGTCCAAATAATAGTGTTACTGTTGCTCAAACTACACCAGCGAACTTAAATGCAACTGTTACGCCTATAGCACTAACAAAAGGTACGCAAGGAGCAACAGGATTTACAACTCAAGATTTAAAAGATTCAGGTAGAAATCAAACAAATTATTTTAATGCAGCTCAAACTATCAGTACAGCAACAGAAACTTTACTATCTCTTACAGGGTATAAATCAGGTGCTTCGGTTACTGCTACAACAACTCCAGCAGTAGTAACAACAGGAAAAACTTATAGGATTTCAAGAATAACAATGTCTTATATTGGAATAAGTACAGCTACTACTATACAAGTTAATCTTAGAGCAAATATTGCTGGTGTTGTTGCAGTTACCTCGCCATTAGTTGATAGTTGGGTTATTGGTGAGCAAGAAGGCAGTGTTGCATCTGTAGCTGGCGGTGTAGCTACTATTAATATTGCCAATCCTGATGGCATAGAATTTGCAGCAGGCACAGGAATTGGAATTACTTTATTAGGCACAGGAGCTACAGGTACAGCAATTGCATCTGGGTATGCAAAAATAAGTATTGCTGGTTATGAATATTAAAGAGATCATAAAATGTAATTAATGATATTAATATGTCATTAATTGTTAATTTAAATTAGAAATACAGGTGAGATAAATGAAACCATCAGAATTGCTTCAAATTAAAGAAATTGCAGCTTCATTAATCCTAACTCTCCGTGGAGATTTCGATTCAGAATTAGACGAATTAAAAAAGTTAATTCAAGAATGGGATAAGCGAAGTAATCTTGACAAATTGATTGCTAAGTTTGAATCTGATAAAATGGATTTTCAAATGTATGCTGATAAAGTCAATAAAGAGCATGATGATAAAGATCAAGAACATCTTGATAAAGATGGCAGTCTTAATGATTGTTCTATCCAATTGAAAGAAGGAACAATTGTTTTGCATCGAAGCCTTGATGAATTTAACTTTGAAAAAGAAACGCATCGTTCAAATGTTAGTCAATGGACACAAGAGCAAATCAAAAAAAGCAAAGAACTAAAGCAGTTGAATGATGAAGTTGAGTCACTTAAAATTTCATTAACAAAATCAACTAATGCTTTGGATGCTAAAGAAAAAGTATTGAATGAGCGCTTGGCTAAATTAGCATTAATTTAATATAGCGGAGGCAGATTATGAGTGGAACTTATTATAAGCGTGGTGCATGGAATTGCATCTGCGATTCTTGTGGGTTCAAATATAAATCTACCGAACTAAGAAAGCGCTGGGATGGGTTAATGGTCTGTAAAAAAGACTGGAACCCAAGACAGCCACAAGACTTTGTTCGTGGTAAGGCAGACCCTCAAGCACCGCCATGGAGCCGTCCAGAACCTGCTGATGTATTTGTAAGCTCTTCATTTGTTTTGGATATTTCTAATTTAGATGGACAATCAATACTTGGATAAACATGAAAAAAATAACCACATTAATTTTATTGGCTTTCACTAATTTGTGTTTTGCACAATTTGTTCCTTTTGTAACTGGCCAAACATTAACTGCTGCGCAATTAAATACTGCATTTAACTCGGTGACTGCTTCAAGTACTGCTGCAACCTTTACTGGAACAAATGCCTTATCAGGAATATCTGCTAGTGGAATTTATAATTATGGAACATTAAGTTTTACAGGCAACAACACAATTGAAAACTTTTCGTCAACAACTAATGGTTATATCCAAAACATTTTACAGAATAAAAGCTCTGGAACATCTGCATCTGCCAATTATGTTGTTTCTAATAACCTTGGTACAGCAAATACTTATTTTGGCAGCCTAGGAATTAACTCAAGCACATTTACAGGCACAGGGTCGTTTAATCTTCCTAATGCATCTTATGTTAAAGCTGTTTCAGGTGATTTGTCCATAGGAACTACCACATTAAACGGAATCCATATTGTAGCTAATGGAAGTACAGTTGATTCATTAACAGTATCTAACTTAGGCATTGTTTCATTGCCTACAACGCCAGCATTTAATGATTATTCTACTAAAGTAGCTAATACATCAATGGTTCAAGGCGCAATTGCTTTATCTAAATCAACTATTCCATTAAATTTGGGGTCAACAGGTGGTGGAACATACAGTTTTGCGGGTAAGGGGACTGGTGCAATATTGGTTTATAACACTTCAGGCGGTGCTATTACATCTATTTTAACCTATGCTGCTGCTGGCTCTGGATACGCTGTAGGAGACATGATTAACTTACAAGGTACAACAGGCAATGGCGATGCTATTGTCCGTGTGATGACTCTTAGCGGTACTGGTATTGCTTCAGTTCAGATTCTTTACGGTGGTACTGGTTATTTAGGTGTTGGCGGTGGGACCGGGTCAACTCAAGTATTAATTGTGCCGTTTTTTACTTTGACATTAACAGGAACATTAACTTCTAATGCTTTGTTTCTTGTGCCTGTTGGATCATATACGACTACTAGCTCTGAAGAAGCGACTAATAATAATACAACAGGTGCATATACAGTTCAATTGATGATGGCAACTAATACAACGACGCCAATTGGTGTTGGTGTGTATATCCCTCAAGGAACAAATAATTCATGCACTCAGCTTACTCAACAAGATGGTGTTAATGATGTATGGGCCATTGCCGCACCTCCATTGACTTGTGCATCGTCTATTGGAGCTCGCATTGTAAATACAGGAACTAATGTTTCATTAACGAGTACAAACCCTGCAAA